CTTGTATCTCATCTCTTATAGCTTGCTTTCTATTGGTCTCAGTTTGATCTATAAAAAAATAATGATTAGAAGTGCCTACACCATTAAAAGAAGGTGACTTAAATTCATGCACCATTTCATCTGCCTGGATTTGCTGTACTACGACCACAAACAAGACTGCTACTAAACCTAAAATAACAATTAAATGATCGTAGTTTTGCATTAGTCGCGCCTTACATCGCCCCTGGTAGGATCTGTCTTAGATATTTTGTTTTGTTCTATAAGATTGGGCAGACCTAAGATGGTCTTTATCATAGTATCTTGTCTCAAGATCTCGTTATCCAGGCTTCTAATTCTGTCGATGAGTGCAACCAGGATCCCATGCTGTGCGTCTAATTTAGATCCTAAACGTTCTTCTATGTTGTCCAGGCTTTCTTGTACCTTGTCATCTACCGTGTCCAGACGTTCTGATAGGTTATCAACAATCTTAAATACTAATTTATATACAAAGAATCCTACGGCTATTAGTGCGGCCGTTGGTACGCCCAATTCTGACACTAATAAAACAGCTTCATCCATACTAAATGTACCTGGAAGCGAGTAGGGTAGTGATGATGAGTGGGTAGATCCCCCACATTATAGTTTCTAGTCTTTTAAATTTTGCAGATCCTTCGTCTAATCTGTCTTCGATGTATTTGAAACGTATAGAGTTTTCACGCTGATACGCTTCTAGTGTAGTGATTGTCTCAGTTTGGTTTTCCATTAGATCTTAGCAGATCCTCTAATTCTTTTTGTTTTAAATTGAAATGATCTCTTTTTAGATCAAATTCTTGTACTTGTGGTGCAAGTTCTTGTATTTGATTTTGTAAATGTTGCATAGTCGCCGCCACTACATATTGCTCATCTGTTAATTCTTCTGTAGAAACAACACTGCCATCAGGCATATTTACGTCAAAGGTTTGCTTTTGAATAGTGCCTTGAGTTTGTTCCAGGCTTTTTTTATCTTCTCTTTTATTTTCTTCATTTTTATTTTCCATTTTTTGCACTCCTATTTATGGATTGGTTTAAGAATTTGATGAAATGTAAGCTTTACCAGTTGTTACTGCATCAGTGTAAGATTTTTTGCTATCACTAGATCCTTTTACATCTGGATCTGTGTACTCCAATATGATTTCTATGTGATCTACGTTACGTTGTACACAAGCATTTATATCAGCTTGTGACCAATCACTAGCTACAGGGTTACCGTCTTCGTCAGTTGTACCACCTGCATATAATGATTTATTGCCATTGGTATTAATGTCAGTAATAACTGTTACGCTATCTGTTGCCGCTGTTAATACTTCTGCTACTGTTTGTTCAGCCATATTTATTCTCCGTTTAATTTACTTTCTAATTCTTCGACTTTTGCCGAAAGTTCTTGTACTGCTTTGATAAGAGGATGTACAAAAAGTTCTTGTGATATTGATTGACAACCATCGCTTGTAGATTCTGTCCATCCTCCAAATGTGCTTACGCCTGCAGTATCTAAAGCCGCTTTTACTTCTTGTGCAATCATTCCATGCATTACTGTTGATGTATCTTTAACATTTTCTTCTTGATAAGCATCAAATGTTTCTGGTAATTCATTATTAGGTTTCCATCTAAAAGTTACAGTTCTTAAATCATTTATGAAGTCCAAACCTAAAGTTGCATTTTGTATGTCTTGTTTTAGTCTTTCGTCTGAGTCTCTAGTCCATGAAGCGTTAGAACCGTAGCCGTTATAGACTCTACCCTGTGCAGTTTGTCCAAAAGCAACAGTATTATCTCCGGGTGCTGTTAAACTTTTTCCAATAACGATTGCTCCTATAGAATTAGCACCATTAGCAGATGTACTTGCACCTATACAAACATTACTATAACCAGTTGTTGTTCCGTCTAAAGAATCATATCCAACTGCTACATTATTAACACCAGTTGTAATCTGACCACCTGCATCATGTCCAATACCTACGTTATTACCTCCCGTAGTTTGGTCACCTAAAGCAGAAGTACCCATAGCTGTACTATAACCACCAGTTGTAACTGCATCTAAAGCAAGAGTTCCAAAAGCATTATTATGTGTTCCTGTGGTATTAGCACCTAAAGCACTATATCCAAAAGCGTTATTATTAGATGCTGTGGTATTATTTGTTAAAGCATTTGTTCCCATCGAAACATTGTAACTACCTGTAGTGTTAGAAAATGAAGCATTAACACCTACTGCTTCATTAGCAGTACCAGAAGTATTATTATATAAAGCTTGATAACCTAATCCAGTATTTCCACCACCAGTAGTATTCGTATACATAGCTCTATATCCAACAGCCATATTTGAAGCACCTGTTGTATTAGCTAGTAAAGCTTCGTAACCTATAGCAACATGGTTAGAGCTTGTTGTGTTTGCAGACAAAGAACCATAACCAAACGCAGTATTGTAAGCACCTGTTGTATTTGCATCTAAAGAAAAAGCACCAAAGGCGTGGTTTCTCTGACCAGATGTATTTGCCCGCAGTGCAGAATGTCCTACTGCTGTTAGATATGCTTGTGTTCCATTATTTTCCCCAGCTTTCCAACCAATTAAAGTATTATTACCCGCAGTTGTTATAGACTGCCCCGCTTTAAAACCTACTAAAACATTTTCACCACCTGTAGTTTGTGAAAGTCCCGCACTTGCACCAACAGCCACGTTTTCTGTACCTGTAGTGTTTAATTGTAAAGTTGCACGACCTACTGCGGTGTTGTTAGAAGCTGTGGTATTTGTTTCTAATGCTCCTGAACCTACTGCCGTATTGTCTGCTCCAGTTGTCGTATCTCCTAAAGCCGCATAACCAATACCCACGTTATAGTTAGCAGTTGTAGCCGCATCTAAAGCAGTTGCCCCTACAGCCGTATTTGCCGCACCTGTAGTGTTTGACGCCAAAGCACTTGTGCCAACAGCTACGTTGTTTGAAGCAGTTGTATTAGCTATCAATGCCGCCCTACCCAAAGCTGTATTAGAAGCACCTGTAGTATTGTTTAACAATGAAAAAGAACCAAAAGCTGTATTGTCATTAGCGGTTGTCAGCGCTGATAATGCACCATAACCAACACCACTATTATCTGTTCCTGTTGTCATGGCATCTGCTGTCAAAGAACCTACAAAAGTGTTTTGGTCGCCTGTAGTTAAAGCAGTAGCCGAATTATGTCCTATAGCAACGTTATTTTGTCCACCTGACTGAACACTATCTAAAGCTGTATCACCTAAAGCTACGTTTTGTGTACCAGTAGGGTAGTTACCATCTAGTTTTATTGTTCCACCATCTATAGATACGTTACCGTTAACTGTTAAAGCAGTTGCCGCACTTGAAGATCCAATGCTGACACCATCAATAGTGCCGCCGTTGACATCAACTGTGTTATTAGCCGTGATAGAGAAGGGCATAGTGATCCAGGCATTGTTAGCACTATTACGTAATTTTAAAAGATTATTACCTGTATCAATCCACCACAAATAAGCATAGGTGGTACTAGGTGCGGAAGATCCGCTATTATTAGAAGATATGGCCAGTGCCATATTGTTAATGTCTGCCCTGACTGTAGCACCAGAAGCATTAGCTATGACGTAATCATGTTGTGCCATCTAAAACCTACCTTTAAATGTTATAAATTTTGTACAAAAGACCGTAAGTTGCATATTCATATTGTCAATATCCCCTTGCTAGATAGTAGGCAGTTCTAGAGATTCCAGATCCGCTTGCGTTATAAAACCTTAATGTAAACCCTGTGGCAGAACTGCTTGTAATCTCATAATAATCGCCTGTGGCCATATCATTAGCTGTTATAGCAATCTGTGGTGTAGCCAGGAAAGGTGTAGCGTAAGTAAATGCACTGCCACCTGCATTTGTAGTATTAGTAGCTGATTCAAACCTAAAATAAACCTCTGCTTTTGCAACTAATTGCGATACGTTGATTTGGTGTGTTGTATCGCCAGTAGTACATTCAAGCTTGAACTTATGACCTCTGCCGTAGTAATTGCCAATAGTAAATTCTTGGTAAGCTGACCAGGTTGCAGATCCGCTTGCAGGATCGTCATTAGTAGAAGCAATAAATAAAGTGGCGTTTACATCATCAAATGTATTGGCATCTATAGCATCCCAAGTATCAATATTGCCTGCTCTGTTATCCCATATATCTGACGTTGCAACCGTAGCAAATGTCACGCTTCCAGATAAGGTAGCTGACATGACGCGCGTTAGATCTATCTTGTCTGCAAATTCGTAAGATCCTGACGTATCAACACCACCAATCGCATCAAATAAACCCCAGGTATCTATATTTTCAGTCTTACTGTCTATAAGCGTATCAGCTTCAAATTTCAGTACACCGCTATCTGCATCTACAACCATATTTGTTTTCGTGCCTGCAAAGGTTGTATCTGTAATAGTGGCCTGATCTCTTTTGTCAAAAATAGATGCAGATACAGTGTTAACAATAGAAGTAGCACTAACAGATTTATTGCCTGTTGAATCAACAGCTTTGATTAAATAAGTACCTACAAGCAAAGGCATAGAAGCCGAGTTAGAAGATCCTGGTATATCAGATCCTATTTTCAAAGATGCACCCCAGGTTGCACCGCTTGTTGCAACGCTGTGTCTAATCTCAAATGTACCGCCAACTTTTACATCTAGATCTGTAGTAGGAGTCCAAGACAAATTAGCTTGTGTACTTTCTGCTCTTAGATAAAAGTTTGTTACGTTAGCAGGTGCGGCACTGAGTCCTGTTATCTCTGCTGTAGTGGTTGCGTAAGGTGATTTAATACCTGCATCGTTTACAGCACGTACTCTAAAATCATAATTATCTGGTGCAATGTCAAAGAACTCAAAGAAAGTACCAGTTGCAGATCCTAAACGCTCAAAGTTTGTAGCTTCTGATGTCAGCTTGTACTCAACCTCATAACTTTCTATGTATATACCTAGTGCTTCCCATTCTGCATTGCTTTGTGCAACCCAAGACAATACTGCCTTTGCCTTAACACCTGAACCTGCTGTAGTAGATATAAGTGACTCAACCACACCAGTAATACCAGGAGCATTAACAGCAGGCAATATTGATGTTCCTTTAGCGTTTAATAAAACTGTCGCGTAATCAGACATAAAACCTGCTGTATTTACTGTTCTAATAGCAAACTGGTAAACACTAGGATCTAAATTATCTATAGTAAATTGTGTTCCTGTTACGGTTCCTGCCTGTGTATATGTTTTGCCAGTCGCGCCTTGTATGTAAGCTACTTCGTAATGTTTTATGTAAGGCGTGGTAGGTGCTATCCAGGACAAACTAACTCTGTTAGTAACTTTAGGATCGTTAAATAAAAGACTTTCAGAAGCGGTTAAATTGATAGGTGCAACCACAGTATCTAGTGAGGGAAGGGCGGTATTTGGTGCTGTATCAAACGTTTTAGCAGTACCTACGGTATAAACGTCTGCATCATATTCCCTGGCAACTATAGAAACCTCATCATTCGCTTCTATGCCTACTTGTATAACTCTAAATAATTTACCTGCGCCGCTATTAAGGCTAGACCAACCAGGAGCGTCTAGTTTTATATAAATGACATCTCCAACTTCTGCCAACAATCCTTCTTGTGTTGTGTTGAATTCAATCAGTATGTTTTGTCTGCTTTGCTTTAATACTTGCTCAGAAATAATTTGTGCCTGGTAGTAATCTGCTGTGAATGGCAGTTCTATTTTTCTTTCTAATAGTAAGCCGTTATCTTGCGTTTTGTACGTACTGCTTTCTGAATAAACAAAATCAGCTTGCCACTCATTCTCAGGATTAAAAAAGTTTGCTTGTACTCTATTGGCCAGACTTTGTTTGCCAGGTAACGTAATATTAAAGTTAGGCATTATGTTTGACTCGTCAAAAGTCAAACTTGCGCTTTCAGGTTTATCAATAATCAGTTTGTAAAAACCACCACTAAACACAAGCATACCTCTGCAAGATGTAAGCATTTTGTTAAGTATGTCCATGCTTGATTCGCCTACAGTTACTACACCATTCATCGTAAATCTTTTCTGTGTAATCGTAGTGCCATCATCTTTAGTGATAGTTATTTTTTCATCACAGTAATTTGCGGCCGCTTCAAAAGAACTGTTACTAATTTGGCTTGATGGTATGCCTTTTCCATAAGTTGTATTTATAAGGTAATCTCTTATACATAAGGCAGGGTTATTACTGTAACGCTCAATAGAAAATGCAGATCCAGAATAGGTGTTTCTAGTATCTTCTACAACTTTACCTAAAACATCTGCATTAATAGTAGGCACACCAGATCCCCACACGTCTGGATCAGATTCTAATTGTACGTATAGATAAGCTACACCGCGTAATCTATATTCAGAAGTCCACTCAAATGGTTTGCCATCAGAATTTGCAACAGCAAGCAATTCTGCATCTGCCGCCTGGTTAGCTTCACCTCTATGCACACTAATATAAGCTTTACCCTCAAAACGCGGATCCATTTGCGGCCAGATCTCTACATTATTAGCATAGACTTTTTTTATGGCACCTATTGGCCCCTCACAAAGCGCTATGACCATATTTAGATAGTGATTAGGCATTTGCCCATCTGGATAGCTTTCGTGTGGTTCTTTTAAATAACTTGGAGAAGTTGAAACAAAAACCTGAACACCACCTACACGCCTTGCACCATATATAACAGGTAAAGGTGCTGAACTAGATCTGCTATTGCTAAGAACCGTTGCGCCTTGTTGTGCTAAACCTATTTCTGGGATCTTAAAAAGACTATTTACATAACTGCCTGCTGAATAAAAGAACGCGGCGGCCGCAACATAGCCTATGACTTGTTGACCAACAATACTTGCACCTGCCGCCCAGGCTAATCCTGAAAAGAACCTTACTACACCTGCTACAAAATTTACTGCCTGTGGCATTAGCTAATCCTTATACTCCAATTATAAAAACCAAAATCTAGCACCTTACTAATGCTAGTTTTGCCATCTTCAGGAACAGATAAAACGTTAGTTCCCATACATATATGCCCCATTTCAAATGCTTCGTCATGTACTATCAAAATATCACCTGTCCTGGCTAACTTTGGTGGTAATCTAGTTGCACCTAATTCTTCAACAATGCCATCTGTGAAACTGTACTTCTGTTTTTTGTTAAACTTTACTGCTCCAATCTTTGTTTTGTATTTACCATAGATCATGTGCAAAACATCTTTGCCCCATACTTCGTCAATGTATTTAAGAACTAAGGTATTGCAGTCATTTGTACCCCAGGCAAAAGGGGTATCAAGTTCCTTTTGTGCAAATTCTATCGTTTCTAGATCTCTCATTCTGGTATTGCAAAATGTATATTTTCTTGAGGTTTAGCCGCACTAATACTGATAGTTGTGTTTTTCTTACCACCCCTGGCCGCGCTAGTAGCTTTAACAGGTAACTTAATATAACTATAAGCGCCACCGCCAACAGCAGTAGAAGTAGCGGCAGTGGCTACGGTTACTGTAAAGCTGTTTGCATTTGGTACGCTTACAACAGTGTGCGATTTGTTAAGATCTGAAGCAGGTACACCACCTACGTCAGTGCATCCAATGATTACAACTGTATCTCCAACAGCTAAACCGTGTGCAGTGTGGTGAAAGGTGACAGTCGTGCTTCCTGAAGTCGTTGCTACAAATGGGCTATTGGGTGACAAACCATCTATAGTAACGCTGTCACCTCCACCGTTATTCACTGTACTGGAGACTGTATCTGTTACTGTTATATTTACTGCATCGTTGCTTTTAATTGATGCTACTGTTTTTGTACCATTGATACTAGAAGCGGCTACACCACCAACAGCCGTAGATCCTGCAATGGTGATTGTTTCGCCAACATCTAAACCATGATCTGCAATATTGACTGTGACGGTGTTAGCAACTGTTGTGTCAGTTGAAATAGGTGGTGATGTTGTTTTTTCTTGTTTAACAACTTCAACTTTTGCAGTTGTTACGCCGTTGCTGTCTACTTCTACAACTTTGAAAGGTTTATTTACTAGATCTATTTCAGAAATGCCACCTATATCGCCAGTGTTTTTCAAAGTTACATAGCCACCTTCTTTTATAGTTTCTGTTGGATCTAATATTTCTATTTCATTTTGTTTATTAGTTGTTGTTTGTGTTTTTATGCCTGTTGTAACTTGCGGCTTTCCATATACTGTCAAAGATCTACCACCTGCAAAGTTTTCAACCACACTTACAGTTTCATCAACGTCAAAATAAAAAGCGTTAGGATCTGAAACAGTTATTGTTTTTTCACCATTTATAGAACTAGCAGGAACGTCTGTAGTGCCTTCAGCACCACCAATGTCAACCGTATCACCTGTACTAAATCCATGCTCTGCAATATTTATATAAACCCTATCCCCTAAATCTGGATCTATAAGAATTGGATTACCCCAGGGATTGGTAACTACCTGTGACTCAAATCCTATACCGCCCGTGTTTACATAGGATGCACCTGTTAGTTCACCTGTTAAAGATCCTGCGCCTTCTACTCTGTTACCACCGTTAAACTCTTGCCCCCAAACTATGTCTTTTATGATCTGAGAAGCGTAAATAAAACCTTTGTCGCCAGGATAGTACAACTGTTGATTTTCGTGGTTTGTGTATCGCCCTGGAGTCTTTTCAAAATCTACAAACTGATTTGAAACTGTTACACCTATAGTAGCTAAACCTGAATCTGTATCTTCTGTGATAACAGGGTTATCCATTCTTCCATCAAATATAACTACAGGATCCGCAATCAAAGCGTTAGAAGTGTCTATAAACGCTTTTCTTATAACTACACGCCTATCAACGTAATTTTCTGTTAGGAATAAGTTTGTATATGTTTGATCTACACCAGATAAACCTAGTGTGATCTTAGAAGCTGATATAGATGCAGATTCTTCTATAGTGTCAAAATTCAAAAAGAAACCTAAAGCTGTATATGTGTTGCTGTTATAGGTTATGTCTCTAAAGTTATCAGTAACGTAATAGGTAGCACTATCCAAGTAAACTTCTATTAGGTGCAGTGGATGTGATTGATCTTTTACAATCTCATTCTGGAAAGCTGTTGTACTTCCTCTATTTGCCACTAGATCACCTCAA